TGCACCTGCATCCAGACATTCTTTTTCAAATGCATCGATTACATCTTGTGCTGGCGCTGATTGGTGAATTAGAATTCTACAGCGATCAGGCAGTTTAGAATCTAATAAAGCATTGTAGCGGTTCCACCAAGTATCAAAAGGATGATACTTATCAAAAGCCCAGAGCGTAAAATCTGGTTCACCATCAAAGCGCATACAACCAGAAGTGGACTGGTTGAACACATCAGGCGCGTTCTTATCTCCAACAATAATCTCACAATCAATACCTTCTAACAGTTTGGCATTTTCACGCACATATGCTTGAATAAATTTATTTGGAATAGGTTTCAAAGACCTAGAATATGGAACACCGCCGAAGACAATACAGCGAATGCCGTCCAATTTTTCAGACATGAATAACACATCTGGTTGTGTCTTAACTTTAGAATGCTCAACTGCAAGCAAAGGTTTAAAATCTTTTGGAATCATATCAGCCTGGTGTAGAGTAAACGGAACGGCGACCAGTCTTTGCGGCTTGGGCGCCCAATTGATAAATTGAATATTTCGATGCACCTTGCCAGGTGCGCTCATTCGGCCGAGGTTTGGCCATGGCATACACAGTCAGTTTAACGCCATCAGAGGTCACGTAGGATTGCAAGACTTTCATACAATTTCCATTTCAGTGGGTTCAAAAACATTTGATGTTACAATAGTGCCGCCATTGATAACTTGATACAACTCAGCAACAGCTAGGATGTAAAAAGTCATAACGCGACCAGTTGGCGTAATCAGGGTATACTGCATTGAATTCCTCAACAACTTATAACAGTACCTATTATACCAGGAATTCCGGAATTGTCAATATACGAAAAAAGTATTCATTATACTTTCCAGATTTCCATGAAGCCTTCTTCCAGTGTCGGCTCTTCCCAATTGCCGATCATCCTATCAACAACATCAATCGGAACAATTTTGTTGGGTCTTGATGCAAGGCGTCTTTCCAATTCTTGTCTTTCAGGAATAGGAAACACAACAGCAATGGCATAATAATTTGGAAGCATCCGAAACTTCTTGGCGCGAGTTCCGATTGAGGTTGAAGTTTGATCCCAAATAATATTGCGGCCAGCTTCCCTAGCTTCAATCACAGCATCCGTCATTCTGTCAACTGCAATCGGCATATACTCCTGAAATGCCTCAGTGTATGTTTTGCCAGTTTGTGCGGCATACTCTTCAACGTATTGATCGGTTGATATGATAACACAATCATCCGAGAATGATTGATTGTTGGACCAAGTTGTCTTACCTGAAGCTGGAATGCCAACTAACATGTATAGTCTATTCACGATCATTTATAATCTTTCCCAAAAATCTTCATATGAAGTGCCCGCACCTCTGACCTATCCTCACGTTCAGCAATCACATTCATTTCAAACTCCGATGGATAATGCCGAAGCAATCTTCGCGCCTGCGCACGAACATCTTCTGGCACTCGCGGAGTTTTCTTCGGATCAAGTAAGTCATAAAGAAATTTCTCAGTATTGATAACTGCGTTTGTTCTTTCAACAGGTACTGTCATAGATCACCACCATAAAACGAAATCAAAAGTTCCAGTGCATAAATCAATTGGTGATTCTTCGCAACATCTTCTGGATGAAGATATGTGCCTTCCTCAATATGAGATTTCAATTCCGCCTTTATATATTGATAACTATCTTTCAAGGACGCTAGTGCAATTCGGTCTGCGACTTCACCATCTAATTCAATCATTATCTTCCTCTCTTGTGTGTTCACCACATGCAGTGTAAATCCATCCATGGCCGCGGCGCTTGCCTGGTTTGCCACATGTCTCACAAATTCTTCCAGACATACTCTCAGCAAACCAAATCATGCCGCGTGTGAGGTCATCACCACCACTAACATAAAATCTCAGTGTGCCAAACTTTTCCTTGACTTGTTCAACAACAACTTGTGGAACATTCAGCCTAGGATTTTGATCAATGTATCTTTGAATACTGTCACACAATTGATCAATCAAATCAAACCAGCCATCACGACATTCAAAACCCCAGTACATACAAGATTCTTGCATACTGGAATTCCGATTGACGAACATTTTAGGATATCGTTCGCACAGCAATTTATCCAATTCATCGTTCATACAGCGTCCTCACGTTCCAGATATTTGTAAAAATCTTCATCCGTTTCATATACAAATTCTGTACCATCAGCATGAATGCAATGTGGACCAGGAGTTTTGCCTGCCTCAAATTCATATAGAAACCATTCAACACTTTCGGTATAATCACCAAACAATGCACGAATCAAAAGAGTACGTTGGATATGACACTGTTCAAAATATTCACTCTCAAAAAAGATACTATTGATATCCCGAGGAACAGAACAAATATATTTGTCCTGCTTTATATCACTAGCACGTAATTGTCGGACCACATCAATCAATTCTTTATTCATCTTGAATTCCAAAACTATCTAAAATATTTGCGCCGATATTCTTTTGACCGTGATGTTCCATGAGACCGGCAATCAACGCACAGTTCTTTACGATCAACTCGGCAAACTTTTCTGCATTGTCGATACTCATCCACTTGCCGCTGGTGTCTGTGCCAGCCTGCAACATAAAATCACGAATACAATCATTCATTTTCAAACTCGGCCATATCGTTAGCGACTTCCTCAACCCACGCCACAGGCACGTTCAGTGTGTCAGCAACACTCTGCCACGACTCGCCGCGCTCCAGCATATCTTGAATATCCATGTAAAGTTCAGACATAAATTTCTCCAGTTAGTTTCTCTATCTTACAACAAAACGTCATCATTGTCAAGTGTCCATCCACGTTCCAGGAATTTCTGTTGCCTTTTCGCAACAGGCTCTCTACCACCAGGATTTTTTACCAATCTTTTTGCAGCAATAACTTCAAGTTGTTTTTGTGAAATATAAAATACATTCTCAGCTAAATCCAAATATGGCAAGCAATGTATATAATCAAACTTTTTTCTTTCAGTGTAATAATCACCCAATGTAATTATTTGAAAGTCATTGATCAGTGTGATGGCATTTTCGGTAATTAGCGGTTGTGAACTTTGTAGATTACCATACTTTGCAGCCACATCCATGATATAGTCAGAGTAGTCACAAATTATAATGTCGCGCAGGTACTGAATTTTTGCGGGATCACGGAGCCAGAAATCATAGTCTTTTGGCTCTTCTTTATGATATATTGAAGAGGTACAAGAACCAGACAGAATGCAGCTATCGTGAATCATCCACCACAGCGCCTTAGGCAACAAGTCCTTCTGTTTATAGAGCTTTAGTACTACATCGCCTTTCAAGGTAGTAGCAGTTTTATTCCAAGATGTATTAGTATTCATAAATTATTCTCAAGTACCGACACCGACGATTCTACGCACATTTCCACCGGTTGTCAAGTTGTTTTTTTGCAACACCAACATCTTTTACCTATTGACAATTACCATGGGCGTGGTATAATAGAGCCTTAGACAGACAGAAAGCGAGACCCTAATGCGAACCAAACAGTTGATCCGTGGCTTGAAAAACTCCCAACGTATCCGTGTGATCCTCAATAATGTAGCATTTTTTACTACAGCATCGGGGACTGACGATATCATGTATCGTAACCAGCGCATCGCGGTTCAGTTTGCACTGGAGCGTATGGTTAAAGAAAAAATTACCGGACTCGCGACCACCTTTTCGTGCTACAATGAAAAGATGGAATCCGAGCGTATCCAAGTACAGGTGGACTTAGTATGACAAGAATTCTTTTTTATCGCCTCCAAGCTCTGGAAGCCTTGCGCTGCACTTCAATGCAAGCCACCAAAATTGGTGATATTTGGTGCGAAGGTTGGATCAGCGAAGCGGACATGGAAACATTCCGACTGAATGGCTGGTGGTACGAAGTTCAGAAGTGAGTACTTTTACTGTACTTGACAATTACCTAGAACCTGGTATAATAGAGACTTAGAACGAAACGAAGGAATCAAAATGGATATCACCACGGCAATCGCGCAAATCAACCAAGAAGCCGAACACTTGGGCTTGGGTCTTTTGGAAACACTTCTGGATATCCAAGAGCGTGGTATGTCAGCATACAGTTATGATACCATGCGCGCCTATCGTGTGTTCATGGCTGAAGGTGCCAAACTTTTCTAAGGAGTAGTTATGAAGCAAAATTATACAATGTATATTTACAAAGCCGACCGCCGTTGCAAGACTGGTGAGCGCCTGTTCTCCACTACCGTGTGGCCTAACCGTGATGAAGCCACGATCCGCCGCGAGTGCAACGAATTGTATGACCTGTATCCCGCGACAAAAGGGTGGCGCTTTGAATGTCACCCAACCACAATTACCGTCAAAAGTTACATGACTGGCGAGGATGTCCAAATCGACCGCGACACACCATGGTGTTGTAATCCTGCGTCAGAATCTTTTTGGTCAATGTAAAAAACGCTTGACAAGTCTCCACCAATCTGTATAATAGAACCTATGAAACTGATTACTGAAATCTTCCAAGCCGCCATCATCGCCACTCTGATGTTTGGTCCTTTCTTTTATTACTTCCTTTTTATGATGAAACCATGATCCGAGTTATTTTGGCCTGGGCGATCCTAAGCGCCCTCATTGCATTCTTGATTACCATGTTCCGAAGTTTGTCTGGTAAACAAAAATGGCAGTTGACAAAAGTTGTTGGCTATGCTACAATGTGTTCTCTTATCGCAGTAGCAATTCTTGTTGGTATTGTTGTCCTCTTTTAAGGAGTTATCATGTTCAGTGACCTTTTGCTAAGGCCCTTGTATTTCATCCTGGGCTTCCTTGTTTGTTTTGTTCTTTTTTCTTTTGGAGTTCTTTAATATGAATCGTTACCTGAAACTTGGCGCTATCGCCGCAGCCGTTGCTTTGACTTCCGCATGTACTCGCATTGAAACTGGTGAGGTCGGTGTTCGTGTCGGCTTTGATAAACAGGTGCAGTCTGGTGAGTTGCTGCCAGGCTCATTCAACCAAACTATCGTTGGCACTATTTTGACTTTCCCAGTCAAGGACGTTAACGTAGTCCTGGAGAATATGACACCCGTTGCAAAAGACAACAGCACCATGAAAGACTTGGACGCTGTGGTTGTTTACAACATCAATCCACAAACCGTTGCTGAACTATACTCCGCAAAGAACAAATCGTTCCACGCAGAATTCAAAGGTGACACATATGTGATGTATAACTATGTGGTGCAAAACGCACGGAATGCCATCTACAAAGCCGCACGAAAGTATGAAGCATTGGACATGGCTGATAACCGCACGGATATGGAAAACTATATCAAGGATGAAATTCAGCGAAACCTTGCTGAGGAAAAACTTGACGGTAGTATCACTATCTCCCAGGTCATGATCCGTAACGTATTGCCAAGTGATACAGTGGTAGAATCCGCTAACGCATTGGTTCGTAGCAAAAACGAATTGAAGCAAAAGGAAGTGGAAGTGAAAACTGCTGAGGCCGAAAGCCGTCGTATGGCTGCATTGGCTAACAACTCAGGCAGTTCCATTGCATTCATGCAAGCACAAGCTATGTTGAATATCTCAGAAGGTATCAAGAACGGCAAGGTGCAGACAATCGTTGTGCCATCCAACTTCAATGCTTTGATGATGGGTAAGTAAACATTTCGGAGTGGTGAATGAAAGCCTATCTGCATGGAAAAATCCACGCTAAAAAATATGGAGGAGTCGCCGATGACTACGCAGACATTGACGACTTCATTGACAGCTCTAAAGCATCGGTTGCAGATGTGCGGCACCGAGCCGTACTACACTCTGCTTTTGGCTGTTTTGTCGTTGAACAAATGTTCGGTAGAACCAGAATTAATTCAGATGGCAAAGAGTACAGCCCAAGAGACATTGCCGAAGACCACATTCAGCAAGACCTAGGCTTCATTCCTACCATGGAAATGTATCTAAACAACATGACGCTCCAACCTTGGATGTCAGGCACAATGAAAACCAACCGTAGTAAATTTATCAAACTTGAGGACTAACATGTCAATAATTAAAGCTGGATATCGTATTACCGTCACCTCTTGGGAAAATGACGCAGACAATTACAATACCAAAACTGTCGAGGGTTTGAATGAAGATGAAGTTAATTTTCATATTGATCTTTTGAAGTTGATTGTGGGTAGTAACAGCAACGACAAAACAGTATTCGGTAACATGTATAATCCTAGGGATAGTGAACTTGAAGCATTTCAGGAAGCTGTTATTAGAGTTTTTCTGAAACATTCACGGCCAGATAGCATCTATGAACCTCTAGATATTGCAATGGACATTATCGGCGAGTACACTGGTTATGGTGGTGATGGGTTCTACACCCGTGTAGCAGAATCTATTGTGGTCGAGTTCGTTCCACAAGAAATTATTATTGAAGACGTATCAACTAAATTTGGAGTTTAATCATGAAACAAATCAACGAAATCGAAGCATTGTTCGACCAAATGAACGCCGAAATGGAAGAACTGAAAGCGACATACCAGAAACGCGGCCAAGAAATTTTCAAACTTGCATTCAAAGAATTCTTTGATGCAAATCCTGAGGTAAAGGTTGTCGGCTGGCGTCAATACACTCCATACTTCAATGATGGAGATGCATGTACATTCAATTGCTATGCATCATACGCATTTGTTTCCAATGCAGTGGACTATGATAGTGTCCGGTATGGTGAATATGAAGGTGATGATGAAACTGTTTGGATCAATGATCCCGACTATGGTGATCACAATGAAGAATTGATTCCTGATTCCGTTTCTGCGAATAGTGAAGCATTGCGCAAATTGCTTTCTAAGATTTCGGATGATGTGTTCCTTGACATGTTCGGCGATCACTGCAAGGTGTTTGCGACCCGTGAAGGTTTTGATGTTCAAGAATATGACCACGACTAATACGCGAATCCAAGAATTTATTCTGGAAGCAACAGTGACGACTGATGTGTATAATCCTGATACAGGTATTACACATTACCGTGAATTCTTTGACCATGAAAAGTTTGCTGAGTTGATTGTGAAGGAATGTGCCGAAGTTGCTCAGATGAACACTCCCGATACCGAGGAGTGTGAATATACACATCTTATCAGTGAAAAGATAAAAGAACATTTCGGAATTGAAGAATGAACGCAACTAACCCTATTGAAACCCTAGCTGGCTGTATGGCTCATGCCGCATATGTGGCGTTTCCTGAATACAAGTATCAAGACCGCGACTGGGCCAAACATGATAAGTGGCGAGCTACGCTGACGCGAGAAGAAATGAAAACAGCGGTAGCACCAGCCGATTGTTTTGTTGAGAAGTCTCGCAAGCATTCATTATATGACTTGACTGTGTACAATATGTTTCCACAGACCTGGAGTAGCACAGCACTAGGCTTCGGTGGGATTGGTGGTCAAGCTATTACCAGTGCATATGTTTGTATCATTGAAAGCGACTTGGTTGGTGGCTTTGCAGTGTACTTTGGTGGTAGACCGGCTTATGTTATCAACCGACCTAATGAAAAGTTTATAGAAGACATTGAGCGACACCGTATGGTAGATGCCAAGTTAGGAAAGGCTACGTATGAACGAACGAATTAAAGACCTTGCAAGAGAAGCCGGCTATTACCTTTATGATCTAACTGAAACACATGAAATCAAAACTGTTGAAACTGACAGTACAGACGAGTGGATCACATTAGAAAAGTTTGCCGAGCTAATTGTTCAGGAATGTGCTAGAATTGCCAGAGCAACACCTTTTCCAGATACTGATGTTGAAGTTAGAAAAACGTTCGGACATACATGGGATATGGCTGCTAGTGAAGCTGGTCGTGAAATTGTAAATCATTTTGGAGTTAAGTAATGTGGAATAAATTTAAATCATTGCCGTTGTCTGTGCAGTTATCAATCGGATTCCTAATCGGACTTTTGACTGTTGCCATTATAGTATTTCCGCCAGCGGGTATTGTACTTGGAACAATTGTAGCCGGTTTCAGGGTGTTCATCTATTTGACTGATGGTGTGTAATATGAGCAACCTTTGGTTCAATATTAGATTTGGTACCAGACACTGGCAGTGGGGTCCTGATGGTATGTCATGGAGAGTGAATCCCTATTTTATAGAGAATGCACCCACAAAGTGGTTTGAAATATACTGTTTGTTTGGAAGAGTGCCGGAATGACTAAAAAGAAAGAAGCAAAGAAGTTTATGTATGGCGTAGGCTTCTATTGGGAAGGCGATAGCGGTCACGTAGGTCTGTATGCATCTGGTAGCGAAGTCTTTTATGGCACAATGGAAGAAGCCAAGAACTTCCAAGCATACTGTCAGTCACGCCCAGATAACAGAGGTAAGGAAAAGCGCGAGTATAAGATATTCCAACTTATCGAGGTACCAGAGTGAATCAACCCATAACATTTTATAACACCAGTTTCACAGGTGTATTACCCACCTCAGCCGTGGGTAAAGGCGTTATAAACAAAACAGTCTGGGAACAAACCACGTATCCCAATGGCTCAGTAGTCACCAGAAGCTATCATGATACCATTGAAGTGTATGATAAAAATGCAGTCGTGACCAAACACAATCAACAAAACATTATAGACATGATGGTATGAACGATAAAGACAATATCAAAGCTGGCGCAGATATGAACGCAGGTGATGGTGGTTATAGAATAGGCACTCAGGAAGCATATGAGGAGTTTGTAAAGCTCCGAAACGAAGCCATAGCACTAGCCAAAAAAGAAGGTATCAAAGAACGCCACTATACCAACTCAGGTAAACCGATTGACTTTCCTGATAGATGACAAAGATGTTTGGCATACATTAGATGCTGACGATCTTTGGATTTATGATAAGCTAATCCTAGCCAAGAAACTTGGATATAAAGCCGCGCCCGCAGGTGTTCCAGTTGATAGCCCTAATTGGTACATTGTTCGCCCTATAACCAATCTCCGCATGATGAGTCGTGGTGCAGCAAAGCAATGGCTAACGCCCAATGATGTTAACGCAATTCCAGATGGTTATTTTTGGTGTGAGTTTTTCACTGGTGACCATATCTCAGTAGACTATCATTATGGTCAACAACACATTTGTGTACAAGGGTTTAGAAACAGTGATAGGCTTGATAGATTTTGCAGATGGACTAAAATAGATAAGCACATTCCAATACCACTTCCGCTAAAGCACTTATCAGAAAAATACGAATGGATCAATGTAGAGTATGTTGGTGGTAATCCGATTGAAGTCCATGCAAGGTACAATGACGACTTCACCAACCATTCATGCAACACTATAATACCCGTTTGGAAAAACGAATCCATTGAGCAACCACCAGGTTCTTCATGGTACGAATCGCCCTCAGCAGAACGATTAGGATTTTGGATATACTAAAAGTAATACTTTAGTCTTACACCAAGTTTAGTCAGGTATTGGTTGACACTTACCGGAAACCTGGTATAATAGAGCCATAGACAGTAAGAAAGACAAATCATGGCCTTCGAATCAAAAATCCTCTCCCTTGTTGCTAAAGTCACCACCGATGCTGAATTCACCAGCGGTACTCTTTTCGTGACATGCACTCCACGTGAGGCCGCTAAAATCCAAACGATTTTGGAAAATCCCGCTTACGGCGTGATTGTCTCTCCTGTTGGTGATCAATTTGCTTTTGACTTTGTTTGATTGGAGTTTTTATGTTTGAATTTTTAGTCGTTGTTTGTGTTGTGTTGGTCTTGGTTGGTGGCACTGTTAGTGGCTCCGTTGAGACCTTAGGTTAATCCTTTCATTGGAGTTATCATGAAAATCGCTCGGACTATTCTTGATCAAATTGGATATCTAGACCCATGGGCTATGTATGCTTGGGGTGCAGTAGACCTCACTGATATGGGTGATGGCTTACAATTTAAAACAACTGGTATGACACCATTCAAAGGTTTGGTGTATATCCAATACAAGCCTTGCCCTGACCTGTATAACATCACATTTATGCAAGTCCGTAAGGTCAAAGGCGTTCCTACAGTGAAAGTCCGCAAGATAGTGGTGGACGTATATGCTGAGGACTTGATTCGTACCATTGACGAATTCGTAGGATGATCCAAATGAAATTCAAACTAGGTGACACCGTTAGAAAAGTGTCTGGCTCACAGTGGCATGGCACCATTGTGGGAACTTATAGCACCAAACTTACACCAGAAGGCTATGCTGTGGAAAGTTTCACAGAGGTGGGTTCAGTCCAGATTTATCCAGCTAAGGCGTTGGAACTATTCACACCCAATAAAAAGAGTACTTCCGACTGACTTGACAATTACCTATAACCTGGTATAATAGAGACTTAGATAGAAAGAAACAGGAGTTGGAAATGGCACGTGAAACAGTAGCACAACGTAATGCACGATACGCCCAAGAGCGTGAAACATACCTCGCAAAGCAAGTGGATGAATATCCACAGCGCCTCATGCTTGCTCTGGCACGTGCTACAAAAGCATACTTTGAACTCACTGTAAGTAACAACAACAAGTTCCAACTTACTAACCGTAACGACCGTTATGATTATTTCTCTTTGGCTTACGCACATTCTCCCGATAGCCAAGAACAATTAGAATCGTTGGAATATGATCTGGATCGCCATGAAGCGGAACTTGCTGAACGTAAGCGCCTGGCCGAAGTAAAGGCAGAGGCATTGCGTAAGGTCAATGAATTGTTGACTGCGGAAGAGCGTGAATTGTTGAACTTGTAAATACTGAGTACTTTCCACTGACTTGATCCGTACCATTGACGAATTCGTAGGATGATATTATGAAACTGAATAAATTTATTGAACAATTGCAAAAACTCCAAACCGAGGGTCATGGCGATAAGGAAGTTTTCTATCGGCACGGCGCCTCAGGTGATTGTGGTCCATTGTCCTCAGCATTCATTACCGATGAAGTAGATGGTGATTGTGGTCCATTTGACCTAGACGAAGGTGAAGAGTATGTTTCCATCTATGCAGGAAATTGAGTACTTTTCACTGACTTGACAATTACCTATAACCTGGTATAATAGAGCCATAGACAGAAAGATTCCAAATGACCAAACAATTCGTCCAAGTCAGTGCCCACAAAGATAGCAATAACTTTGCTCACTGGAGCAATCTGAGTATCATGGCAAGCATGGGTCTGACTGCTGAACAGGCCCTGCGCCGCTTGCAAGCCATGGCTGATAACTACGCACTGAACGGATATACCATTGAGTGGATCCGTGAGGATTTTGATGCCGCTTACGAAGAAATGTACGGAGACCTGTTTGTATGACAAAAGTATACACTGTAGAGTTCCATGACAAGACTATGGACTTCCGTCTGGTGCGATGGACAACCATTAGCCCAGGTATTCGCTCAGGTGAAGACCTGAAACGGTTTGATTCCGAGGACGAAGCTATGAAAGTGGCGGACTGGATGAACGTGGGCGAAGAGTGGGACCTGTACCACCACCAATTGTGTGAATTTGATAATTGAGTACTTTTACTGTACTTGACAATTACCAGAAACCTGGTATAATAGAACCATACCAGATAGAAAGACACCAATGAGAACTTACCAAGCATTCTACAAAAACCGCGTTATCACCGTAACTGCATCCACCTCATATGAGGCGCAGTTGAAAGCCGCAGCCGTGTTCAAGGCACGTAAGTCCTATGATGTGGCTATCGTGTTGGCTGATACACCCGTTTTTATTGATTGAAGGAAACCTACCATGAATGACAAAGAAGCATTGAAGCTGGCGCTGGAGGCGTTGGAGTGGAACATGGACTATCTACCATCGCAAGGTCACGGCACATCAATGGCGAGTAAAGCCATCACCGCCATCAAGCAAGCCCTTGAAGCACCTGTGCAGAAACGCCCACCCAACTGTGGAACGGGCTATTGTTCGTGCGTTGAATGCGTGATGGAACCCGCAGCACAGCCAGCACAGCAAGAGCCGATTAACGTAGCGCAAGCCTATGCGATGGCTCAGGTCTGCTTAGATTTGCATGATGCCCTCGGCTGCAAGTGGGGTGACAACCCGTATCTTGCAATAGACCGACTCAAAACCGCAGCACCTGTGCAGGAGCCTGTGGCGTGGCGTGGCGTGTGAGATTCCACTACGGCACGGATGGTATGGCTAAACGAATTGGTGATTGGAAACTTTATGGATATTCACCGACTCCCGAGGAAGACAAAGAAATCGAACCCCTCTACACCACCCCACCCCAGAACCATGTTTGACTTTATACTAGCCTTGATACAGGCCATTTTGATTTTCCTGATCCTATCTTTATGGGTGATGTTAGCCGTCATACCTGGAATCTACCACCTAGTGAAATTAGTACTTTAGTCTGACTTGACAATTACCAGAAACCTGGTATAATAGAGCCATACACCAGAGAAGGAAAGAACATGTACACAACAATTTGGTCAGGCCGCAATGTCCGTGCTGCACTGACAGTAAAGGTGCTCCAAGAGTCACCAGCAGCTATCAAATTTGTAGTAGCAGATAATGAAAAAGCTACCTTTTGGTTGCCAAAGAAAGCATTGAAAATGGTGGATGAATGCTATGACTTAGCATTTTGGTTCACAAAAGGTGAGTACCTGGCCAGTCTGTTCAACCGCTATGCTAACCACTATAAGACTTAATAGGAGAAAATGATGTTAATGATTAGTTTGATTTTGTATGCCGTCCTTGGCCTAGTGCTGGGTCTTTTGGGTATCAATGTGATTGAAAAGCCCATTGAATTCATAGCGATTATGGCTCTAGTCGCAATGATTGATTTGAAGGGAAGTATGTGAGTGAACGAATAAAAGAACTTGCTGAACAGGCTACTAGAAGCAAATACTGGAATGCCACAACTCAGGTAATGATTGAAGATTTTGATAAAGAAAAGTTCGCCCAGTTGATTGTGGCAGAATGTGCCGAGATTGCACTTACTGATGGACAAGCAACTGGTAACTTTGAGGTCTTCAATAAGATTACAAAACATTTCGGAGTTGAAGAATGAACGTTAAAGCATTGTACCGCTGCACCGATTGCGGCCATGAACAAACCGTAACAGAAATCCATACCGAAGACGGTAGTGTCTATGTGGGTAGTGGCGCCAACTGGTGTGACGAATGCATGGATGGTCTTCCGGAACGAGTAGAGCCCAGGGAAAAAACCCTACTAGGTAAAGTCCTCACACAAGAGCACCACGACTACCTAATCCAACTGAGGGATTCTGGTGCCACCAACATGTGGGGAGCTACACCCTATATTGAACGGGAGTTTGGTGTACCGTACGTGGATGCAAAGGCCATTCTATTGGAGTGGATTGAGTATATGTCCAAGTGAGTACTTTTGATGTACTTGACAATTACCAGAATCCTGGTATAATAGAACCATACCAAGACGAAAGATACCAATGAAATATACTGTCCAAGAACTCGCCCTCCAATACGCCGAAAAGCTGGTGGCATTTCACGAAGCAAAAAACAGCGACCAAGAAGATCGGAGTCATGTTCTCCGCGCCTATGAAGAATGGTGCCATGCTCAGGCTGCATTGGACACTGCCTGCGAACGCGCCGCTAAACTTCTGGCTTGAATAAGGAAATACCATGTCGTGGATATTAGATGGACAAAAAATCTCGGCTTGCTACCTTGGCACAGCCGTCACTGGTCGAGTTGTCTCCAGTCGCGTGAAGTATGGTGGCAGTGTCCAATACTCAGTAGAGCTGGACGAACCTGTCCAGTTGCCTTGGCGCTCAGAGCCTACCAGTTTTCTTCTGGTGGATAAGAACGAAGTAATTGATGTAATCGGATGAAAACCCTAGCCCAACAATACATGGATATGGTGGACCAGTATGATATGGTCCCTGAGGATGCTCTGGTGGATATCCTAAAGCTATTGGAGAAGGTTGCTCCAGATGCACTCCGTACGGAGATTGAAAACATTGAGGAGTATATCTCCAGCTGGTCGGAGTGACATGACCAAGCATTACTTTGTGGTCTATAAGTCCTACCAAAGACCTGGGCTAGAACACTTTGAGGTTGATGCTGCTAATAAAGCAGAAGCACGGAGAATGTTTCTGGAAGCCAACATCAAGCACGATTACATTATCAAGATTATATTATGAACGAACGAATTAAAGAACTTATGATTGAGGCTTTTCAGAGTCACTACGGTGATCCAGTTACGCCAGTGTCTAGAGAAAAAGCTGTTGAATTAGTCAGTGGCTGGGGAGAAAAGTTCGCCCAATTGATCGCCGAAGATTGTGCTAAGATGTTGGACGAAGATTCATACATCATGCCCGAACTCGGTGGTTACGCTCACGACATTCGTACACGCTATGGAGTCCAAGAATGAAAACAATTTACAAATACACAGTAACCGGTCGCTCCGACACAGAAATGCCGGTTGGTGCCCGTATACTCCATTGCAATATGCAGGGAAAAGATTTCTGTATGTGGGCACTGGTAGACACTGATGCTCAAATAGAACCTCGAACCTTTGAGGTTGTAGGGACTGGATGGGAACTGGACGAGAATATGTTCTACATTGGGACCTGTCTCGAGGGGTCATTTGTTTGGCATATTATGGAGATTGTATGAACGAACGAATTGAAGAACTAATGTTTGAGGCTGGTAGGTATGCTGATAAAAATACCGGAAGTTCAGACCGAAGTGGGATGTGGGTGTATCAATATAGTGAAAAGTTCGCCGAGTTGATTGTGAAAAAATGTATGGAACTTACCAAACGGTGTTCCACTGGTAAAGGCATACACGATTTATTTGCCGATGAAATCATTAAAGAACATTTCGGAGTTGAAGAATGATTTATATTAACCTACTATTTGTTGTGACCAGTGCATACTTTTTGTCCGTATCTGAGAACAAACCCTCCATTATACTCCATGCCGTGGCTTTGGCACTGAATACATTGGCGGTGATTCTCCACCTAGCCATTATGTAATACTTTCTTCTGACTTGACAATTACTGGAATCCTGTTATAATAGAACCATACTAAGACGAAAGATGACCATGCAAACCCAATTGACTGTAGCAGAATTGATCCGTATTTTGCAAGCATTGCCAGACCAGGATGCCAGCGTTGAGATGGCCATGAACCAAGAGTATCAAAGCCCAGTTTTCGCCTCGGACATCCATGTTTGGGGTGATACCATTGTAATCGGAGAGTAATATGGCCATTGGACATGTATACTTAATTGGACCCATCAAACCCCACAAAGGTTGGACTAGTGGAACTGGAACATGGCCATTCAAAATTGGTGTTTCCAAAAGCAATAAAGGTGTAGCCAAACGCCTGTCAACTTTGAATACCGGAAACTGGTTGCAGTTGGGCATAGAATATATCTCACCTCAAATTCCAGAACCATATGACGTTGAATTGTATTTACATAAGAATTACTCCAAGAGACTAATCAGAGGCGAATGGTTCAAATTATCCTATGCTGAATTCAAATATATTGTAGACCGTCTGGATAAGGAACCGGCTGAAACCTTCGATTCAATGAGGGACCGCGGTGCTCACATACGGGAATGGCGCGATAACCACGCCTTGTGGTAAAAGAGAACTTTCCACTGACTTGACAATTACCGGAATCCTGGTATAATTGTATGGAAGAAAGCGAGAATTGATTATGAAAAAGACCTACGCCATGTTTACTCCAGCCGGAGATGCTGCTGTCCGTAACATCACCTTAGCGGCTAAAGCTGCTAAATTGTCCTGGACTACAGTTGATGCTATGTTGACTGCATTGTCCTATGACTCACGTTATGCTGAGGCGCTGGATACGGAAGTCCGTGAATGTGTTTATGCCGAGTTGAGCAAATCAGCCAAAACCTATATTCTGTAATTATGAAAATCAAATACGCTGTTGTATACACCGGAGATAGCATTGATACCGTGATGTGTGGAAATCGGATATCCCGAGCCGCGCACTGCGCCCAACAACATTATGGTATTGATCACACATTCATTTTACATAGAAACGCAGAAAAGGCTCTCGATAACCTTTTGCGAATGTATGCTCTAACTTTAGATTATGATATTGATTTTACAGATAGACAAATTGAATATAACACTCATAGATTGGCGTGGTATAAAAATGAGCTCCTAACTGCTATCATGCATGATCAAAGAGGTCGAGCCGGTGCCATGAAAAGGCAGGTTAATCGTGTAACGAATTGTATTGCTAAGAATCGCGAGGAACTGAGTAAACTTCTGGATGAGTTAGCCCTGGTTCATGTGAAGCCTGTTCCTTTCGTTATCGTTGAGGTTCAAGTGGCCTCATAATCATTGATTTTAAAACGGTCTTCTCCAAGTCAATAGGCATGCGGGTTCCAAGAGCCCGGATTTCGGATATCCGATTCTATTGATGGTTATTGCGTGGATAGTATGGTAGTACCAATCCAGGCATTTATGCATACTTTCCACTGACTTGACACCAGATCCACCTGTGGTATAATTGTATCAGATCGAAGCAAAAGGCAGGGTGGACGGTGGGAGTGGGCTACCGTTGGATCAAGTTCCGCTTCATCACTTTACATGAACACCACTCATTGTACCATCTGTCGCTTAGTAGTGCCTCATACTGAAATATAAAGTGGGTTTCATAATAGGTACACTCGGAGCGGGTCTTACACAGGCGGATGATGTACCGCTCAAAGTTATCTACCCCAAGTGTAGCCACATCCTCTAGCAAAGTCTTATTGGATCCATAGTAATCTTGCCAATCACTAGCAAGGCGGATCTTCTTCCTCTTACCCTTTACTGTTCTATAGCCAGCTTTGGTGAAGAACTTCTTACCAACATAGCGGCGACCGGTCACCTTGTTCATTATAACATAGATGAAACCCCAGTGCCCATCAAGCATTTCATCCGTAACTGGCTTACCGTTATCAATCGTCCATGCTGTCATCGGACTCCTCGGACGGCGTATCAATTAGATATTCTGCACAGAAAGGACAATGAATTGGATCGGCGTTGCACTCGTCTCCATCATATACTATCTTGAAGGCGTTGTCACAATTTTCGCATTCGTGCTTTATTGTATTCATGCATTTCCTTTATTCTTATAACCATGAGGTATCGTCCTCATCGTGATATGTATGCATGTTATCTGTGGTCAGCGGAATGTCCAGCATCCAATCCGGATCCTCAAGGACGTATTCACCGGACCGCTCAAGGGCTCTATTCTTATTCAGGCGATTGGCAAAATCCGATGCGATGGACCTGGTGGCGGCTCCTTCAGGACTCGCGTGATAGGCCAATAGTTTCGCGGACTTCTGCGCCTTCAATTCATCGGACTGTGGGCGACTATTGCCGCATGATTGACCACAAAAACGCCCTCTCTTTTTATGTTGGGCGCCACATACCGGGCATGTTTTCATAATGCAATATTTATAGGAAACGTCAGTAGTGGAGTAGCACTGTGCTTTTATACAGTGGTTTCAGCAAGGATATTGCTAGGATTACACCATTATTGAAAGGATATTGCTATTATTTCAATGATTGAGCTATCTTTTGAGCCATTTCCATTAGTTCTTTATACTCATTGACCATCTCTTGGTACTTGTTTGTCTTGAATGTGATACTGCTATAGGTGGATGCTTCAAACTCTGCTTGTTTACCATTGATATAGTATTGAATTAGCTCTTGGATCTTTTGATTGATTTCTTGATTTGTCATTGGTTTTCCTTTTGTTTACCAGTCGGATTCGTCTGTGATTGATACTGTTACTGTCGTGTCATAGTTGCTTATTGGTACGTCTACGCTTGCTGTGAGGATTGTTCCTATACCGGATGAATCATCACATTCTATTGTTACTCTTGGTGCATTCGGAAATGTATCTATAAACTTCTGAATGTCTATTAGTTCTTGTCTGCTGAGGATAATTTTATTCATTTGTTGTGGTGCTCCAGAATAATTTGCTTTACTTTGTTCATTGAAAAGACTGTTGCATTAGATTCAAATGAATAACTGGATCGGATGATTCTATAGATTTCGGATGCGTCTTCTCTATTATACCAGGTGCCGATGAATGAGCCATGGATTTCTTTTAGGCCATGGAGCATACATGGATCAGTTACGTACCGATATTGATATTGCTCCCATTTTTCCGGATGATTTTTTGCGATATCACGGACATAATCTCCATATTGCCGCCAACACCCGGCTATGATCCAATATTGTGTTTTATTAATTCTAGGCACCTACTGCTCCTACTGGTTTACCATATCGGTCTAGGACCTTTCTTGCGGTGAATAGTCCTGGATTGTATGTGTTTTCGGCGTACCCGATGTGGCTTGCACTTATGATTCCATAGATTATTCTTGCGTCTTCTCTATTATACCAGGTGCCGATGAATGAGCCTCGCATGTTTCTTTGACCTCTGATTATATCAACATGCCGGACATACCGATAATCATATTGCTCCAACCTTTCTGGATGAATGTCTGTAATATGGCGGATGTATTCCACATATTCTTGGTGATTTCCTGTTATCACCCAATAGATTGGCTTACGCTTCTCATTCCAAACCAACGCCTGTAATACCCATGCTGCTACTACATCATCGTCTAACATCTTCTTCACCTGTTACGCCATATAAGATTTGCATCACATCCAGGATACAATCGTCCACTGGGTTGTGCTTTGTAATTTCAAGAAAGGAGTCCCACTTTGGATAGTCCACTTTCACATAGCCATTCTTGGTACCATACAGAAAATCTACCGCTGTACGGACATCTCGCCACCTGTAGTGTGGAAAGATATGCTCCAACTCGCATTGCTCTACGATATCATCCAGGACTAATTGATCCAGATTACCACGGGCCCATACCCAACTGTCCGGTTCATCAAAGGACCGGGCCCACTTGCACATCCTTTCATAGCCCTGTTCAAATGGTACATCAGCGGTGGATGGCTTGAAGGACTTGATCCGTACATTGTCACATTGTTTAGACCACCATTCAATGGTGCTTTTGTCGCTCTCACGTTTCAGGCGTTGGATTTGATCCGATACACTGAATTTGGCAAAGAACGTATTTGCTCGGAGTGTCTCGGGCCTTGGCTTGGACTCAGGATCAAACCAGGTACAAGCCATTGATAGAATAACAGAATTGGATCGCTTACCTAGCGTCTCCACATCAAACATAAACATTATTTACGTGCCCTTCCGCAGACAAATGCTGCTTTCAAATAATCAATAACAATCTGCTTGGTTCTTGGGTCATCACTGAAATGGCTCAGGAGCCACTCTGACCTCATGCTGAATCCTTGCAGTTCATTGAACCAATCGTCAAACTCTGGATACTCATACCGTGTTAGGATATTGCACTGTGATAATGTAAGGTCACTATAATCTGAGTGGCATGTATCACACTCATAATAAAATAGGTTGTCGGTCAGTTTTATCTCAGCCTGACCATCGCCGCAAACGTCACACGTTACTGTTTTCATTGTATATTTCCACGTTGTTCAAAATTGGTTCTTTTATTGTCTTACTTAGATGCACGATTGTTTTGAATTCTTTGCACCATGGTATATCAGTCCGAATCACGTATGTCCACAATCCGGCTTTGATTGATGTATCTATCATATGTTTCGTGCCGGTTGATGTGCCATTCCAAAATGCTATGCACTGTTCGGCATACTTAGACATTTCCACATTCCTCATGGGTCCTGCTTTGCGCCCATGTGTGTCCCAATCAGCCGGAAATAATTTCAGTTGCTTGCCATGCATTGTGGCCCAACGCTCACCAAGTGTATCAGCACCGGCTGCATGACCGGATACTACCTCAGTGATTTCAACCCATGGTGGTATTGTACTCATGTATCCACTGAAATACTTCCAGTCTTCAAAACCACGCCCACCACATATGATTGTCTTCATGAATAATCACCACTGTATTGTTTCCGTATATAATCAAAGACTCTCTTTTGGTCATACTCCCACACATCCGCAGGTGTCTTCATGTCCAATGCATAATTTGGTGTGTCCCACCACAGGTTGACCATCCGCTGGTTGCCAAGCAGAGGCAACAACAATGCATTGATCCTATCGACCTCATCATCAATTCTCATAATATTCTTTCATCTTGATATGAATAGCCCTTACCGAATACAATACCTAGGATGGTAATAGTTGTCTGTTGGTAGTAATCATATTCAAATTCTTCATAGTCAAACAACCTATCACCTATCCCAATCAGGATGTACCAGTTTTCTTCATGTTCCCAGTACTTATCATTGTCGTGTGGATTGGGCGCGGCATACCACTTGATACGATAGTTCCAGTGCAATTCTTTTTCATGTAATTCAAATTGTTGTGTGTATTTCATGAGTCTATTATACTCCAAAGAAAATCCCGAGTCAAGCTCGGGATTGATTGTTTACCTGGTGGTTAGGTTGTTATGGTTGTGCCGTGAGAATATTCGGAACCTCAGGAGGTTCCGGCAACTCATTGTAATTACCATCTGGATAGTTAGACAACATAAATTCAATGTCGGCTGCGATCCTGTTGGTGACTTCACCATCTTCGTTTAGTATTTCATATATCATATGTTTGCTCCGTTATGCAAGAAAATATTCAATGATTACACCACCAACACCACCAGCAACGGCGTAGCCTTGGTAGTTGGTGAAGCCTCCTCCACCAAATTTTCCTGCTGCGCCGCTATAACCGCCACCCGCAAATAGTCCAGCCTGCGCCGCAAAGCCATTGCCCGAGCCGCTCATGCCTCCCTGTCCAGGATGTGGAGTAATTTGACGGCCATAATCTCCCCACCAGTAGTAATAAATTCCACCGAGAGGTTGCAGTAGTCTTCCACCAAGAAAGCCATCGGAAGTATGTTCTACACCCACAAGAGCACCAGTCACTGATGCTCCTGCATATTGGACGGACGATGCTGCGGGTGTCGTTCCATATACTCCAACAGCGCCTCCTCCAAAATAATCTCCATTTCCTGCGCTTCCACCTGTCACATTCATAATATTTCCGCCAGAGGCAGTGCCTCCAGCACCACCAGTGCCTGTGGAAATTGCACCACCGTTTGCTGTCAATGTTGTGATGCCTGAGCCTGATACCGTTGTAGTGCCACCAGCTGTGCCTGGATATCCGCCTGCGCCGCCTGCACCAACAGTCAGTGTCAGCACGACACCGGAAGAAAGGGATACAAGCGACTGTGCCAGTCCTCCACCACCACCTCCACGGTACGCACCGCCGCCGCCACCGCCACCGCCACCTCCGATTGCAGTGATCAAATACTTACCTGAGACTGGTGTAGTAAAGCTGCCGGAGGTATTTGTGCTGTATTGAATTGGCACTCCGCCAGCAGCAAAAAATTGACTCATCGTACTCATGTGTTATTCCTTAATTAAAAACCCAGCCGCGTGTTGCATCGGCGTAAACAAGCTGTAACGGTACAAAGTTTGCGTCAAGTGTCATGTTCTCAGCCAATGACATAATGTTGCTACCGTTTCTTGCGATAACGGCTGTGGTTGTACCGCTACTGTTTTGTATTTTCACCCAATCTCCTGCGGTGGGAGATGAGGGCAGAGTTAGTGTCAATGATGCGGTCAACACATACGTGCGGAAAGCCACGGCTGTAGTGTTTGTACCGATTACCTGTATAATTTCTCTAGCTGAAGTTCGTATTGTGTCATCAGGAAATTTAACGCCTGTTGCTACCAAATAAGTTGCCATCTGTATATCCTCAATTGATCTTATATTTATACAGACAAAACAGTGGGATCCAGCATTGTTATCATGTTGATGAATTTAACGGCATCGTCCTCATCAATGAAATACCTCAAGAATGTCTGTCCTGTGTACTTGGACACAATGATTAATAAAACATCTGAATTTTTATGAACGGAGAATTTTATAATCCATCCGTTCTTTAGCGCAGGCTGGAAGTATGAGGTGTTACTTCTTATTTCCTGCAAAAGCAAGTTCCGTGCTCTCGATGATTTTTCTTGCATTCTTGGTAATTTCGTCCGCTACATTGGTTAGTCCATGTAAGTATGTAGCATATTCAGTACCTGCAAATTTCTTCAATGCATCGATGCCTGAGTGTGTAGCAGTTGAATTGATTTGAATAGCAGTCAGTGCTAGTTCTTTGAATTTAGTATTGTCCATTTTGTATCCTTATTGTAAAGCGATTGGTGCTTTGCTGAATAGATGTTTTATCTCAGCGATTGTTGATAGAATTGTTTTTAGCATGTTATATGGTGTCCTCGTTAGTGAGCAACACCATACAATTATATATCAGAAAATGTTGTATTGCAACATGATTTTACTAGAGTACCGAGTCTAATCAATCTTATAGGCAGTACGTAGAATTTTCACTTGATCATTTGGTGCTAGATATGCACGAACACGGAAGGTGCGAGTAGCACGGGCATGATCCTCAACCATAGTAAACTCTACCAGTTTGTTTTCTAACATGTATTCCAGCATTTCCATTAGTAAACGCTTTTTTATCTCTTCTTTGCCGCCAACAACATTGTTCATCATATCAATTGCATCCAACTCAGACACCATATATGAACCAACAACCATTTTGCCACCGATAGGATAGTCATGTGAAGTGAACGTTACATCATTCATCTTTGTTCTTTATGTTCATCATAATTGCAAGCGATAACATGAACCACCAGCCAGACCAGTCATGCACCGCAACAAGCCATGCTGTGCCTGCAACAATTGCAAAATTGTATATCAGTACGGCAACGCCGAGCATGGTCTTACTCATAGTTTTTTGACTTGTGCCCAACCAATATCAGTTGTTGGTCGTATCATGTGAATTGTGCCATCATCACACAATGCAAACAGCATTATCTGTCCTGTGCCGGTGGTTGATGTTGCGATTTGGATAGCTTTGCGATCCAACTCTTTTACTTTCTCTTGTTTAGCTTCAGTTGCCATTTTCTTCTTCCTTTGTTTTGAATGCACGAATTATATCATACACGCCATCGGCGCTTTTGTCAATGTAAATTTCTGGTCCAAAGCCAGCATACTCAAACTTATGATCACCAACCAAATCAAAGGCATCAATCATAATTTCTGGTTCACCCATTACGGAGTGGTATTCAGCATCGTAAGAGTAATACAGGTCTTCAAGTTGGTGAATTAAATCAATCAACTTCATTTACCAAACTCTTTCAGTAAGTCCTCAACAATTTGCTTCTTGATGCCACCAATCATGCCATGATCATATGTGGTAAACGTTTTCTTTTTGCAAGACTCTTCAACCGATTGGATAACTTCCTCAAGCATCCTATCATATAGGCCTTGAAGTTGTTCATCATACAGTGAGGACCAATCGATGTTATCTGGACCAGGACCATATGGTTCATTGTCCCAGAATGCAAAGCCTGCATCTCTAGCTAGTTCTTGAAGTTTTTTGTTTAATGTCATAGTGACTCCATTATAATACAAAACAGAGCAGTTGTAAAGCTGCCCTGTTCATTTTTACCTTATGCCCAAACGTCATCCCATGTGCCAGACAAGGCACCTTTGGCATAGTCTGTGCTCCGATTCTCAAAGAAGTTGGTATGTGTAGGAGCATTGATCATTTCTTCCACCCATGGTAATGGATTCCTCTTGACCTTAAAGATACCTTTCATACCCAAACCAATCAGTCTACGGTCAGCAATGTAACGGATGTATTTCTTCAATTCATCCTTGGTCAGACCTTCTCCCTCTGCGATACCGAAAGCCAAATCAATGAATCTATCTTCCAATTCTACCATTTTCTCAGCGATGGTGTAGATGGAGCCTTTGAGTTCATCGTTCCAGATTTCTGGATTCTCACCGATGTATGTCTTGAACAATTTCATCATGTTCTCGGCATGCATCGTTTCATCAACGATAGACCAGGTAACGATTTGACCCATGCCTTTCATCTTACCATGGCGTGGGAAGTTCAACAACATAATGAATGAGCTAAACAATTGCATACCTTCAGTGAATGCACTGAACACCGCAATGTGCCTTGCTGTGTTTTCTTTAGTGCCATTCTTGTTTGAGATATCTAGCACATAGTCATGCTTGTCCTTCATCTCCTGATACGATAGAAATTCATTGTAGGTTGTTTCAGGCAGACCAAGAGTTTCAATCAAGTGACTATATGCAGCCACATGCAATGCTTCCCGTGCTGCGAAGCCCAACAACATCATACGAACTTCTGGCTGTGGGAAGTATGGAAGATAGTTCTTCACATAACCACCAGCAACGTCAATGTCACCTTGTGTGAAGAATCTAAAGATGTTTGTCAGAAACTTCTTTTCATCATCAGTAAGTCTTTTCTTCCAGTCCTTGACGTCCTCCATCATCGGACATTCTGTATGCAACCAGTGACTCTGTTCGTGTTTCAACCATGCATCGTAGGCCCAAGGATAAGAAAATGGTTTGAACGAACTACGTTCATCAGTCAGTTTTGATTCTTTGTCATTCTTTTATCCAATTTTCTAATTTATCTTTTGTCACCAGGCCGACCATTCTACGAACTTCGATGTTTTCATCAAGCATGACCAGTGTAGGAACCGATCTGATTCCATAATCAACAGCCAATTCAGACTGTTCATCAATATCAATGACTTCAATCGGTAGGTTGGTGTCAACACCATCTATCAATTTAGCCATAGCTTTGCATGGTTGGCACCATGATGCGGTGAATCTCAATACTTTTCTCATATCAGCACCATGATGTTTTAGCTTCGCCGTAGTACTCACGGGCAAAACCATTTGTTATCAACATTTGACGCAGGCTCTTGCCGTCAAGCAAAATATCACCCAATACACGCCCACCATATTTGTCCCAACCCATCAATACAACTTGGCGTTTCTGTGCCCCATTGATTTGTGCCTTAGTGAATGCAGTTGCAGCTTGACCACGTGCATCTTCACTTGGGCACATTGCGCGATGACCCTTCTCAGGTGTATCAACACCAAATACACGGACACTCAATTCCTTTTTCAGAGGCTCAGGCAACCAGTTAGCTTGAAACGCCACTGTGTCACCATCAATTACTCTGGTCAATACTGCATCATATGCAACACCAGCTTTTTCTTTTTGTGCAAAACTTGCGATTGCGGTTAGTGCTATCATAGCACCGATTATTATTTTTTTCATTTTTATTCCTTTTGTTATTGGCAAGCTAGGCATTCATCACCACCAATGATTGCACTCAAGTCCAATTCTTTGATGATTTCACGCTCAATGCGCTTTGATACCTTATCCGCTTTAGCCAACTTCTCACTGCGGCAATAGTACAAAGTCTTCAACCCACGTTTCCATGCTAGGAAATGGCAAGCATGGATATACTTGATGTGTGCATCTGGACGGAAGAATAGATTCAAACTCTGTGCTTGATCAATGTATGGCTGTCTATCTGCGGCGTGTTCAATGACCCAACGCTGATCAATCTCCATAGAAGTCTTGAACACTTCACGATCATTTTCATTCATCCATGTTAGGTGTTGCACCGAGCCATCGTTGGCAATGATTGACGACCAAACTTCATCAGCCCAGCCATCTGTATGAGTCTCAGCTTCTTTCTGAATGATCTTGTCCAACCAACGATTCTTGTTCAGTGAAGAACCACTCAGTGTGTCTTGGCGATAAGCATTTGCGCGGTATGGTTCAATGGATGGTGATGTATTGCCCATGATGATGGACGATGATGCATTTGGTGCAATAGCCCACATGTGGCTGAATCTGCGGCCTGTGCCGACAGCATCAGGTGCCTCACCTCGCTCTTTACCCAACTCAAGATTAGCAACAGCGCCCTTTGTATGGATGTTCTTGAACATCTGGATGTTGTATGACTTAGCCATCACACCTTCAAATGCAATTCCCTTTTTCTGCAAGAATGCATGGAAGCCCAGTGCACCGATACCAATGCTTCGCTCACGCATAGCAGAGAATTTAGCCCTTGCGATGGTGTCTGGTGCATTGTCGATGAAGTATTGCAAAACGTTGTCTAACATCTCTGCGATATCACGAATGAATAGTGGATCATCTTTCCATTCATCATAGTACTCCAGATTCACGGAAGACAGGCAACACACCGCGGTGCGGTCTTTGTTTGTTGGAAGAATGATTTCAGAACACAGATTGGATTGTGCAATCTTCAAGCCCAAGTCTTTCTGAAACTGTGGCATTGCACGATTGCTTGTGTCAATGAAGTGGATGTATGGCTCACCTGTCAACATACGCATTTCAAGGACTTGTTGCCACAACTCTTTAGCTGATACTGTATCACGAATGGTGTTATCATGTGGATCACGGAAGTGCCAACTATCATCAGCATTTGGATCCAACATAGCCTGCTCAACCAATTGCATGAAGTCATCGGTGATATTGATACCGTGATGCAAGTTCAAGGCCCGCATATTTGGATCACCAGTTGGCTTCCTCATATCCAAAAATAGAGGAATATCTGGATGGCTAATATCAAGATAAGCGGCATAAGAACCGCGGCGAGTACGGCCCTGCCTATAGGCGAGGCTTGATGCATCATAAGTCCTAAGATGAGGCATGATGCCAGTAGACTTGTCATCAGCAGAACGAATAGCGAATCCAATTCCAATACCTCCGCCGAGCATACTCAGCCAGTTTACCTCCGAGAGACAATCCACCAAACCTTCTGCACTATCGTGGAGATATGGTAGAAAGCAAGAAATAGGTAGGCCCCGGCTGCTACGACCAAAAGAAAGGATAGGTGTAGAATAGCTGAGCCAATGCTTAGAAGAATATTCATACAACCTCTGAGCATGTGCTTGATTAGATCCAAAAGTTTTGCTGACAAACGCGAATCTCTCCTGTGGTGATTGTTCCTCATCTTTCATGTAGCTTTCTTTAAGGCGCTTCCTACCTAAATCATCGAATAGATTATCCCGAGAATAATCCACTCTAATATCGTGAACGATACTTTCCATCTTGTCTCCTGTTATTATTTTGATACGAACTCTTGCGCCAAAGGAAATACCTCAGCGATCACTTTGGCAATTTCAATTGCCATTTCCCTGTGTTCTTTTTGCGTTGCTTTTTCAGAGCGGACTTCTATGTAGTGAATGAAGGAACGCAGTGTACCATTGATGTACATGCGTGACACGGTATTTCCTTCGGGTAGAATGGCTCTGGCTTGCTCTTTTGCAATACCCTATT